CCTCACGGGGCTCTCCACGTTGAGTATTACTACTTGACATCCATCGTTATGTTAAAAACGACTGAAACGGCCAACGAATACAAAGGGTATTCTGTGTCAGTTGAGGGTCATTATAATATTGACCCAAAACCTTCATGGAATCCCCCAATTGCGGACACGGTTAAGTGGACTTACATGCAACCCGCCGTAAGGCGAGAGTATAGTAAGTTACTTTCCGATCCCGTTTGGGTGAAAGGAGCGTGGAAAGATTGCCAACATCACTCTGTGAAGTTCGGTAATCCTTCGAACAAACCTAACACGATCGGCGCACCTTGGTTCCTTCGGAGTTTGACCGATATCGGGTTTTATCCCGGTATGATCGTTCCTTGGGAGCTTGCGTACGCAGGTCTACCGTATTCAGTCTTCGGGCCTCTCGGTAACAACCTTACGGGGTTACCAAGCCTTATACAGGATGAGAACGTGGCGGATGGCTTTGTGCCTATCCCCCCGCACTTAGATCAGTACATCACTGCCTCTTTGAGAGCAATGATGCCCACGATCAAAAGTGAGTTATCGTTAGTCAATTCGCTCATTGAGCTTAAAGACTTCCGGTCGCTTCCTCATACACTTCTCAGTCTTAAGAACTTCGCCTCCCGGCTTATAAACGTCGTTAAACGACGCCCTAAGCTTAAAGGCGTAGCTAGTACGGTTAGAAGTAGATTCTCTACTTCGACCCCTACTATGGCTGAGTCGCTCGGAGTTGGTGCGGATGCTTACCTCCAAACGGAGTTCAACATCCTACCACTCTTGTCTGATATCACTGGTATTACCACTGCTATCAGGCGCACGAGATCTCGTATAAACGATCTACTCGTGCGTCAGGGCAAACGTCAGGTCAAGCATTTTAAACTGCTTGTCCCTAGTTTGCAGGCTACTGAAGAATCAGCAGAACTCTCATACGGGTTGCATGGCGGCCAATTTGACGGATCCACAAATGTGGATAACTCGTCTATTGGTGCGTATACATCTCCGTACGGAGGTTTCCGCTGTGTCAGGGAATGTATTCCTGACCAGTATGCTGAATTCCATGCTCAAGTCGAGTATAACTTTTGGTTTACTCGATTCCAAACTGAGAATGCTCAGTTGCTTGGTATGCTAGATGCCTTAGGGGTCAATTTGAACCCTCAGATCATCTGGAATGCCATTCCTTGGACGTTCGTAATCGACTGGGTCGCTGACGTAGGTCAGTGGCTCGGTAATCACAAAACGTTGAATATGGAACCTGCCGTTAACATATCGAGGTACATGTGGTCCTGGAAGTTCGGTCGCACAGTCCGTACTCGCCTCGCGGCGAAGATGGGCTTAGAGACGAACTATACCGGATACACCTACCTACCGGACCTCAGAGAGACGATTTATCGTCGACAATCTGAGACTCCGACTAAAACCCAGTTCTTACTGGGTTCAGGATTGAGCCCGAAAGAGCTCAGTCTCGGTGTAGCCCTGCTCATTACGACAGGGAAACATCACAAAACCCGCAGGGGTTAACCCTGCAACAGGCGGTAACGTCTGTATCGGTTTATACCGATGAACGAGGGCGAGAGCTCTCGACCAATTAAGCATGTTAACTAACACACTTAATACAAACGAAATCAAGAACGCTTCCGGTACCGAAGTCGAGTTTACTCGGCTTAGTATCGGTGATCGTAAGACGGAATTCAAACAAATTACTGAATCCCCCGCCTTGCCGAATCGGCTTAAAATCTCACACCAAGAGTCTGGTACCGGGACTTCCCGGCGCCGGCGCTCAGTGGTGAGGTTTGACCGTACTACGGCAGGCGAGGTCGACACGACCAAAGAGGAAGTGTCGTCCGCCTACGCGGTGCTAGATACGCCAGTTGGCAATCTAACATCGTCTGCAGCCGCTGCCGCTGTTCTCGCACAGCTTATATCGTTTGTTGCCTCGTTAGGGGCTTCAACGACTATTCTGTACGATGGCACTGGCAACGGTGCGGATGTACTGATTAATGGTGGTATTTAACCATCTTAATTAGTACGCGTTCTTCCGCTCCTAAGCATGGTCATTGTTTTATGCCATGTGATGGGAGCGGCGGAATTAGACCTTGGAAGTTTGCGTCAAACGCAGACCACCAGGAATCTAACCCGGTTCTCA